GTGATGTATTTAATTCAAATAGTAATAGCTACGGGCAAGGGTTCGTAGAAGAGTTAGGTGGAGTTAAAAAAGTTCTTAGTTTTGCAGGTGATTGCAAAGAATCAAGACTAGATTCTGCTACAACAGCATACGCAGATAATGATATAATACAATATATGGGAGCGCTTGATACAACTGTTCCTGATGGTTATAATGATGCTATTAAAATAGTAGTAACTAAAGTATTGTTTGTATGTACAACTGCAACTGGAGCTGCTATGACTGGTAGTGTCGCAGCAGGTACTGCAGCAGCTGAAGCTGTTAATGGAGCAGTTACTGGAGCGGTAGAACTATTTGGAGCTGGAGCTACACAACTTTCACCTGAAGGTTATGATTTAGCAACAACTGCAACAGAAGCTGATAAAATTGATTTTAATTCAGCTAATAACTGTGAATGGACAGCACCTCATATTGTTCTTCCTGCAGCAACTAATCATATATACATGCGTACTAATACAACTATTAACCATGCAACTAATTTTGATGCTGGTAGATGGAGCTGTGTTGTTGAATATACTCTTGTATAATCCGAATCAATAAGGATTAATAGTTTTGTAGAACTATGGGAGCTATCAATAAAAGGTGGCTCCCGAATCTACATAAGACAATAATAATTTTATAAACAAGGAGAAAGTTATGGGAACATTCCCAGGTGGAAACATAGTAAGAGTTACACCTACTGTTATTGCAGGCACAACACATGATGATGATGTAATGTTTAATGCAACAGAAATTCCTAATGCAGTATCAAGTCGTGGAGGTGTTTCTAGGTTAGTAGGTATCACTGTAGTTGATAAAGACGATGAACAGCATAATTATGATATAATTTTTATGCAAGTTCAAACAAATTTTGGAACAGCTGGAGCAGCATCAGATATAACAGATGCAAATTTACAAGCCGCTAAAGTGATAGGTGCGCTTCCAATAACTCTTGCTGATGGAATAAGTGTATTTGCACAAAATTCAGGTACTGCAAATATTTATACAGCCTCAAGTTCATTAAGAGGTACTCAAAGCAATAGTACTAATACGCTACCTATTCTTTTGCAAGCAGAAGGCGGTTCAACAAGTATATATTTTACAGCAATTGCTAATGGAGCAGATATTGATTATGCTGCAACTGATGATTTAGAGTTTGTATTTCACATTGAGTATTTAGGATAGTGGCTAAAAAAAAAGGTTTGTGGGCCAATATCCACGCTAAACGTAAAAGAGGTGAAAGACCAGCAAAACCTGGCGAAAAAGGCTATCCTAAGACTTTAGATATTATGAATCAAGGTGGAATAATGAATGGGCCATCTCATGCAAAAGGCGGAATACCTATTGAAGTAGAAGGTGGTGAATATATAATTAAAAAGGATTCGGTCAATCCTAAAACTGAGGCCGTTTTGAAATATATAAATAAAAATGGTAAATTACCTAGTGATGAATATGATATTTTACCAACAACTGACGCAAGAAAAAGGAGTAAAAAATAATGCCAGAAGTTAAAGATAAGATGACAGGTAAAACTGTAGCTAAAATGACATATGACCCACAAGGGCAAATGGCAGCAGAAAAAATGGTTGCAGAAAATCCTGGATATGAAATTAAAGATGGAAGTATGAGAAGCGAGCAAATGTACGCAGGTGGTGGTATGACTGGATTTAATCAAATAGGTGCAGAAAGACCAATGATGATGGGTGGTGGTAAAATGGATATGAAATATGGTCATGGCGGAATGACACCTGAAATGAAAAAATATGAAGAAGGTGGAAAAGCAATGAAACCTGTTGATGCAAAAGAAAATCCAGGTTTATCTAAATTACCAAAAGAAGTAAGAAATAAAATGGGTTATATGAAAGAAGGTGGTAAAGCAGAATTTAAACCACATATGATGTATAAAGATGGAAAAAGTGTAAAAGCTAATTCATATGAAAAACACTTATCTTTAAAAAAACAAGGATATGGCCATTCAATGAAAAAAATGGAAAAAGGCGGTAAAGCAAAAACTTATCTTGAGATGATGCGTGAAAATGTTGAAAAACAAAAAGCTAATATTAAAAAAGGTGTTGCAAAACAAAAAGCTAATATTAAAAAAGGCGTTAAAAAGAAAACTAAAAAACAAGATGATAGTTATAAAAATCAAAAAAAGTTTGATGTTGATTCAGGTATAAAAAATCAAAAGAAATTTGATGTTGATTCTGGTGTAGGCAAAGCAAAAAAACCAGCTGCTAAAAAACGTAGTGAGTTTCAGTCAGCATTTAGAAATGCTAGAAATTCAGGTAAAAAAACTTTTATGTATAAAGGTAAGAAATATAACACAAAGTTGAGGAAATAATGAGAACTTATTATTGTATATGTGGAAATAAAGCAGAAGTTGTTCCTGGTAAAATTATTGAATGTGAATGCGGTAAAGTATTTGGTGCATCAGGAAAAGTATCTGACCATATTAATATGAGAAATACTTGGAGCGGACAAACGCAAGTTGAATTTAGCCAAACAACAATGGATGCAGATATAGCAGCGAGGAATAAAAGATAATGGCATTAGATTTTGCAGCAAGAATACATGCCCTTACTGGTTATGATGCAGACGAAGATAGCGCTTCAGAAACTGGTGACGACTTTGATGAGGCTACTGCTCAATTTATGACAGATGCTGCAAGAGAAGTTATTAACTTGATGCCTGTTGAATTAAAAATGAAATGTGCAACAACTACTACATTAAACAATTCTACGACTACTATGGATTTAGATACTGCAGGAGATATTTTATTTGTAAGTAGGTTGTCAGCAAATTCAGGAGGTTTTCATATACCTTGCAGAGAAGTGCCTGCAGCATATGGAGGATTAACAACAGATTCATCTAGTATGTATTATGCTAGTGTTGCAGACCCTGTATTTTATATCGATGCAAATACATCTGGTTCAGACGGTAAATCAGCAACTTTATATGTCCAACCAACACCAGAAGCTACACAAGTAGCAAATGTGCATCATGTTAAATATCCAACATTTACAGCTGGAGATACAGAAACTTATGATGTTTCTCAAAAAAGTATTATGGCAAATTTTCCAGAAGAAGCAGAGCATTTGGTAGTATTAAGAGCTGCAATATCAGCTGCACAATATTTACTTGCAACAGAAGAAGACCCAGAACTTTATATTCCAATGATATCGTCATTAAAAGCACAATACCAAGAAGGTGTTCAAGGTCTTTTATCAGGAAATATTACTCCACCACAACAAGGAGCTAAATAATGACAGCAAAAAATATAATTGAACAGATAGAAAAATTATTTGGAAGACAACAAGAGCAATATATGTTTCAATTAATTAATGATGCTCTTGATGATATTGCATCACATAAAAGAAATTACACAGTATCATCTACAGCAAATTTAGAAGGAAATAAAAGATGGTATGAATTAGAAGATAATGTAATTGACATTAAACGAGTTGAAATTAAAGACACAAATGACAGGTATGTAATGATACCAAAACTTGCAGATTCGCATAAAATTTTAAGAGAAGATACAGAATCATCAGATGATTCATTAACATAAAGGCTTAATATGGCAACAAATAAAAGAACATATCCAAATGATTATTTTGCATGGTATAATGATGATAATAGAATTGCTATTATATGCGAAGATACAACAGCAACAACAGGCGAAAGAACTCAAGAAAAATATGATACATATCAAGGAAGCGATGTAACAAGCGGTTTAAGGATTACATATAATTCTAAATATGAAACAATTGACGCAGTAACAGAAGATTTAAAAACAACAGCAGGTCTTGATTCAGGATTACATTCAGCTGTAGTATGTTATGTAAAAGCTAGAATGTTTGAAGATGCAGGAGACTTACAAAGAGCTCAATATTTTAGAGCAATGTTTGATAAAATGATAAAACAATATCCATTAAGAAAGACAGGTGTAAGAGCTTTGTCTGTACCGAGGTTATAATATGGCATATAATTCAACATCATGGACAACTGACGCAAATACAAAAGCAGGTTCTATTGGAACAAATACAGTAGGTGGAGTAACATTATACAAAGAATTTGGTTTATTTGATTTTAGCCCTTCTGTAGGAACGCATAACCCTATGGTTAGTATGACTTCATTAGTATCTGCATCAGGAGCAACATATTCTAATTCTTTTGGAGGAAGTAGTGGTAGTCCTGTAACAACTGTAGATGCAAGTGATGATAATGAAAATCCTCCAAATATTATTGCGTCTATGTGGTATATTGAAGATAATATTTATATAGATAGTGTAAGAGCTTTTGCAACTGCAGAAGGAAGTCAGTCTATAAAATTTCATATATTAGAATATGATTTAGATACAACAACAAATCTTGGAGATTTATCTGAAGGTAATCAATGCGCAGATGGAACAATTTCAGCTACATTAGGAACAGTTAAAACAACATCGCTTACAGTAGGTTCTCCAAATATTAATGCAGGAAAATTAATTATAGCTTATGCTGAAGCTGAAACTGGTACATCTGATATTACTTGTAAATTATTAGTAAAATATCATTTATCATAAAATAAGGGGATAGAATGGATTTTAAAAAAATGCTCGAAGATTATAAGAAACAACAAGAGCAAGTAAAAGAAATCTTCATAAAGATTCAAGGTAAAATTGAAATGTGTGAAGAGCTTCTTAAAGAAAAAAAAGACAATAAAAAATAGTTTTTTGAAATAGAGGTAAATATGCCGAATAAAGATAAAGGTGTAGTCAGAAGAGCAATAGTAACTCCTGATAAACACTTTCCACTTGCAGATATTCCTGCAATAAAATGTTTAAAGAAAACAATCGAAATAGTTAAACCTGATATATACATAGACCTTGGTGATGTTGGAGAATGGTCTGCATTTTCACATTGGAAATGGAAAAGGAAGAAAGCTCCACCATTAGAATTTTTAATTGAAGATTTTGACCAAGATGTAAAAGATGTAAACAAAGGTATGGACATGATTGATGAGTCTTTAGATAAAGTTAACTGTAAAGAAAGATATATTACAGAAGGCAATCATGATGACTGGTGTAATATGGCAGTAGAAAAATATCCTTACATTTCGCAATACAAATTTGCAAATGCTGTTAAACTTAAAGAACGAGGATATAAATACTATCAGTTTGGTAAAAAGTTAAAAATAGGAAAGTTATACTTTTATCATGGTCATCAATACGGTGGGCAGTATCATACAGCAAATCATATAAGAAAACTTGGTTGCAACATAATGTATGGACATTGGCATGATTTACAACAAATGAGCGCAACTCATATGGATGGGCCTAAGTCGGCTTGGAGTATAGGATGTTTGAAAGATATGAGTAGTGAGAAAAATGCTTGGCTTGGTAACAGGCCAATCAACTGGGCTCATGGATTTGCGATTGTGGATTTTTACAAAGGTGGATTATTCACAGTCCATATAATACAAATAATAAAAGGGCGAACTTCATTATGGGGTGAGCTAATTGAAGGTAAATAAGGAGAAAGATGGCAAACTTAACAGTAACACATACAGAAAGTATTACATTAAATGGTCAGGATTTTGGCAATACAAATGTATTTTCAATTACAGGAATCAATAATATATATAAAAGAATAGTAACATGTCCAGCAAATGTAGATACCACTATATTGAGAACTGGAGTGACGGTAGATGTTACAGATTCTTCTATGGATGTTCAAAATGTTAAATACATAAGAGTAACTAATCTTGACGGAAGCAATTCAGTAAACCTTAACTTGCAAATAGATGTGACTGAAAGTGGCAGTGGAGCTAGTGCGGTAAATGAAACAGCAACAATATTGCTTGCAGCAGGAGAAAGTTTTGTTATGGGAACATCTCACGATTCTGTAGCTGTATATGATACAGATGGCAGTGTTCAAACAACTTTACATGATTTAGAAAGTATATTGATTGACCCAAGTGCTAATGAAGTACAATTAGAAATAATAGCAGCATCTACATAAAATGAATATTGGTGATTATTTATTAAAATCTAATAAGATTACTCAAAAGCAACGTGAGAAAGCTGAACTTGAGCACGAAGTAAGTGGTAATAAATTTGGTAAATGTTGTTTGGATTTAGGTTTTATAACAAGAACTGAATTAAATCAAGCAATAAAAGCTGTACAGAAAAATCAACAAGGAGAGGAGAAAACTGTGGCTACAGAACTAGGAGAAGGAAGTAAATTCACAATGGATTTAAAATTTGT